TAAGTCCCAATCAATCTCCCCAGTTAATTGCTTCTTTTTAATCTCTGCCTCCGTTAGCTTGACCTGTGTTTTAGCATCTATAACGCTGGTAGCCAAGCCTGACAGACTTTTAATTATCGCTCCTATCATTGGTATTTCTCCCTGTATGCTTCTTCAAAGCCCTCTTCGTGGACACAGTTCTCATGGTTGCCCCAAAGCCTCTTAAAGTAGCTGTCGTGTACATCTATGTAGTCTTGTTCACTGTACCCATCAGGGGCTAGTTGTCCCTTAACAATCCACATAAACCTATTTACTTCTTTGTGTATAGGGCCATTACTTCTCATGTGACAACCATACGGAAAATGCTCCCGTGATTGCGCCTGTTACAGTTGCGGTTAGTGCTGTGGCCTGTGAAGTCATGGCATCAGGTGGTAGATTCATAAACCAGAACAACACTTCCATATACATGTAGGTCATAACTAACATCATAATTCTAGGAAGTATCTTCCAAGCAAGTATTCTTTCCATTGCTACAGTCATTCAAAATCCTCCTTTAATCCATCCAGTATTTCTTTAGCTGATGGCCTTCGTTTCTTAAACTTATAGACACACTCAAAACTCTTTGGGCATTGTCTGAAAGCGGCTCCGTACTCATACTTTGGTATTAAGGGTGTAGGGAAATATGTAGCAGAGGAACCATTAGGACCACGATACCAACACTGCTGTACCCCCATAATGGAAATATACTTCCACAAGTGACAAGTAACCATCTTAGGTTCTTTAGCCTGTACTCCCCCTACAGTGGAAATTAAGAGGGCCAGCAATAATATTTTTACCACGTACCAGTACCCACACCAATTAAGTATACACCGCCAAAGACAACAACCAATATGCCTACAGACAAGGCAAACATGCCTAAGTTATTAATCATCTCTTTCTTAGCTTCCATAGCCCTGTAGACAGTCTCTTCTCTTTCTTTTCTAATCTGCCTTCTTAGCTTAATCATCTCTTCCCAAGTATTAGGGCCAAATCGCATGTTCAATAGAAACATTAACTCCTTCTGTTGAGCCGCCAGTTTCTTCTTATGTACTATTATCTCAAAGGCTTCTTTTTCTATACTATCGCCAGATGTTAGCTTCTGTACAGTAGAGGGATTCTTTCTTTGTTGTTCAGCTTTAGCAAGATCAGAGGCGGCACCAAACCACTCCCCTAGCTGCCCCATAACATCCTCTATCTCTCTGCCATGTTGCACTAGCTTCTTAGTCATTGTAAATGCAGCAGTACAGGCTGATATAGCCGTTATGGGGTCTAGCATTAGTCTTTCTCCATGACCTCAAGCATCCTTTCAAGGGACTCTTTAATTCCCTTTATGTTCTCTTCGATCTTGCCTAGTTGCACAGCTTGCATATTAGACGATGCTTCAACAGCTTTTACATCACCACTTATTCTAACTATAGAGGCGTAGTTAGCATCTACGTCTGCCCTCATTTGAGAGATGCTCCAAACTATCATTGCTGCTTGAAGAACCAAGGCAAACAGTAGAGTTGCCGATATATTTTTACCCATTACAAAGCAGTCTTCCTCCCCCCTAGTCACAGGGGTAGGCTTTCCAATCTAGCTGAAAGTGTGGCCCATCCGGGAACTTCTTCCAATCACCACCCCATACAATCTTAATGTCCAGTTCCTTTGCAGCAGCCTTCATAGCATCACCAATAGGGTAGAATTCGTCCCACTCCCACGACACAGGATAGGGGACAACATCTACTGCATGACCCGTCAGATGACGAGACTTGAGTGTAGTAGACTTGCCTGTTCTCTTAAGCATACGCTGACGTTCAATGTTACGAACACCCTCAGTTACACTAAAGTCTTTTTCACTAATCTCTAATGCTCTTGTGACAACAGCAACCATATCGGGATGTACCCCAGACAAGTTCTGTTTACTTCGTAGTCCTAGTTTAAATCCCATTGGTTGCTCCTTAAGATGGTTTAGTGGGCCATGTGATTGTGTTCGGGAACCCTGATTGTTGTGGTACATTTAACAGGTCTGTTCTGTACTGTGACCACTCTGCTTGTTTATCAGATGTGAGTTCTGCCCAACGTAAGGGGTTAGACACTATTGGGTCAACAACTCTAGTCAAAATATTGTCACGTTCAGAACGAACCTCTACTTCTTTCTCTGCATCTAACTCTGCTTGCGTAGGGGCAACATAAGCCACAAAGTCTGTGCCAATTAAAGCCATGACCTGACTATTATTTATGGTTGTGTCAGTGTCGGTAGGGTTTAATGTGTAGGGTATCCATCCAAATTGCGGATGATTAATTTCAACGTCCATACGGGTGTTGTCTGACTGTAGTGATTGTGCGTTACGCACCTGTGTAATTGTAATGCCCATTTTAAGAAATCCTTACCCAAACAGCGCCACTGAAGAATTGATCGGTATAATCAAAATTACTACCATTAGTGCTACTTAATTGACCCATAAGCCTCCATGTACCTGACGGTGCGTTACCCGACTTGCCAAATTTGTTATAGTTTTGACCGAGGGTTCCAAAGTTGCCGTATCTTAGGCTTGACCCTGCGACTGTATCGCCTGCCCCCGAATTGGCAGCGACATTAAGCCAAAGACTAGCATACGTGCCTACTGCCCCCGCCGTTGTACTGGGTCCTAAAGAACTTATAGCAGACGCTATCTTAGCTGGTGACACAAGGCTTTCTGTAGTGCTAGTACCAGTTTGCCAAGCAGATGACGCCTGATCCCCAATAAGACCAGTCTGACTTCCACTAGAGCTTACCACTTGTGTGTCATCAAAGATTCGAAATGCGTCAGCACTTTGGTCTAAATAACCTACACTAATCCAAGCATCATCAGCTTCCGCTCTCATTTTAAGGGCGTTGTTTGTTGTGTCGTACCAAAGCATGTTAGCGAAGGTGGTGGCGGGTGCAGATGCCCCACTGTTAACACTGCCGAGAGCTTTTAGTGCAAGGTTAAGGTCTGCCCTAGCTGCTGATGCAGTCTGATTAGCAATATCTAGGTCGTGTTGGCTCATACTATTCGCCCTTTCTTAATATTCAACCGTTACACTAAGTGCAGACACGGCTGGCGTGAAGTTGGTGTTGGTGCTAGTAAGCACAGCTTTAAACCTAAAGGCACGGCCTGTGACAAATGCACCATTAGCGGGAGTGTAACTTCCCCATGTGGGTGATCCTGCTGGGTCATCATCCGTGGCAGAGACAAATACTTGCACAGACACATCACCAAAATTTGCGTCCTCGTCGGTCCAAGTGTCCCAATTGTTCGGCCAAGTGTCCCAGTTCTCAGGTATATCGTCCCACAACAGGGTGCCATTATCGTAAGAGCGAGTGAATGTGCGAAAACCTGTGATCCGTGCGTTTCGTGAAGTACTGGTGTCAACGTAGTTATTAAAGAAATAGTCTCCGGTGGGTTCAGAAGCAGATGTGTTATCAATCTCAAGATTTCCTGACGACACAATAGTGTTAGTCTTACTACCAGAGAATGATGGGTTTTCTGTCTCTGTTATAGTTACACCAAGTTGGGGGATTTCAGCAGAGAGGACTACAGTAGATGTTGGGGTTACACTAAAGTTCCCCTCTTTGTCATATGCCTTAATAAGGAACGTACCAGACCTAGCAGGAACAGAGGCAGACGTTGCAGGTCGTGCAATCTTATCAATAATAGTTGTAGAGTTAGACCAAGTAGCACCCGTTGTATTAGAGTTGTGCTTAATTTGGTAGTGGCTTAAGTCAGGGTCAGGAATTGGTGTCCACGACAAGAACAACGTACCACCAGAAATTTCTTTTGTAAGTCCGGAAACGTCAGAGGGGTCTCCTATAAAGGCGTTAATCTCTACGTCACTGAGGTACTCCCATTCACTTTTAATACCGAAAGTGTTTACAGACCTAGCCCTAAAATCATAGTCCCCTATCTCTAAGTCTCTTACCCTAAACTCCCCTAGCTGACCCTGACCAAATACTGAGAAGATAGTGTCACTAGATAGTTTATACTCAACCTCCACGTAGTCAATAGCTTCAGGTCGGCCAGAGGTTACAGTTGCAATAGCAATGTTGGATACTTTCTGGTTACTAACTTGAGCAGCCCCTACGACAGAAATACCTACACTTGGTGCAGTAAAGGGAGACACCAAGGTAGTGTTATCCCTTTCGTAAACGATACCATCATCAAACTCATCAAAGACACTCTCAGCAGTCTCACGTAGTGTTAAATCCACCTGTAGGTCAAGCCCATCAGCAAGACCAAAGTTCCAAGCTAATACCTGAAACTCTTTATTAGACCAACCAAAACGGGTGTTAGTTAAACGAACATTATCCCCCACTTGAACCTGCATAGCCCTAAGACCAAAGGAAGCGTTAACTGTTAACTGTTGTCTGTTGCCCTCTAAGGAAATTCTAGCTATACGACGAGCCTCAATAGAGTTGTCAGTAAACGGCAGGTCTACATCAGCTACAGACTCTTGACCGTTATCTGCACTAAGAAAGGCTGCACTGTCTACTTGCGGGTAGTCCGTTGTCTGCCAATTACTTTCTTCACCTCGGAATGTTCCCTTAACTACGTTAAAATTATCTCTGCGAGAGTGACGTGTAGCTACACTGATAGAGGAACGTAGGTCATCTTCATTAAGGTCAAGGGCGGGTGTAGTCCAATAAGCTGGTTTCATACGCCACTTACCTTGAGAGTACCACAACGTACCCCCCATAGAAGTTAGCAGATCGTTAATAATGTCGTAGGGGGTTAGGTCAGTAGTGAAAGCACCATTACAAGTGTACCGAGTAGTACCAGCACCTGTGTTAGTCTGGTTACACACAGTGACAGCAGAGTTAACCAAAGTGTCATCTATGTTAGCTGGTAGTTCAGAGAGACCGTAAGAGTTAGTTAGGTAGTCCCGTAGACACAGGGCAGGGTTATCAGACCACACTGTAGTATCTGTGGCAGGGTTGTAGAGCTTTTTACCTTTTACTTCTGCTGTGAACTGAGGGACGCTGTTAGGGTATACGTCAGCATCAAACTCTAGCCGCACATACATATAGGCAATGCCTGACAACTTACTTTCGGCTGTCCAATGTGCAGATTCACTAATAAGGCCACTGTTAGCAGGTTGATCAGAAGTGCCATATGCAAACTGAATACGTAGCTTACCATCATAACGATCAGAAGTACTACCATCAGCATCCACTACGGTAGGAATATTCCCACCTTCTACTTCTTCAAAGGACAGTTCTACTACAGTGGGACTTTTAACATCTGCACTAACTCCAACATCGGAGAACGCAACTCGTATATTAGACGTGGTTATTTCCATGTCGCTGCCATCAATATTTGCGGAGTAGGATTTACCATTTTTATTGATGGTAAGAACCCCATCTGTGTTGCCAGCAACGGGAGTAAGGTCAGCTTTACCGCCT